ATACGTTCTTTTTAGAATATATAGCTAGACCACAAACCGCTGAAATATTTTTTGAAGATGTATTAATGGCACTAGTGTTTTACGGTATGCCATTACTTGCAGAGAATAATAAACCAAGACTTTTGTATTATTTAAAACGAAGAGGATATAGAGGTTTTAGTATGAATAGACCAGATAAAGTTTGGAATAAGCTTTCAACCACTGAAATAGAGGTTGGTGGCATGCCAAACTCTAGTGAAGATATTAAACAAGCACACGCGGCTGCTATTGAAATGTATATTAATGATCACGTTGGTATTAAAGAAAATGGTGACTACGGAAGTGTTTATTTTAACGAAACGCTAAACGATTGGGCAAAGTTTGACATAAACAAAAGAACAAAACACGATGCTTCAATAAGTAGTGGTTTAGCGATAATGGGTTGTAATAGACATTTGTATTCTCCAGTATCTAATAGATCAATACCAAAACTAAATATAAATATAGCTAGATTTAGTAATGACGGCTATACATCAAAGATAATTAAATAAGTATGAAGTCACCAAACAATTATTTTCCAAGTCAAGCGGTAAGCGACATAGAAAAAGTAAGTTATGACTACGGTTTAAAAATAGCAAAAGCTATAGAAGCTGAATGGTTTTACAACAATAACGATGGTCAAAACTATTATTCAAGAAGATACACTTCAAACGGAGATACGTTTAGAAGCCTAAGACTTTATGCTAGAGGCGAGCAGCCAATACAAAAATATAAAGATGAGTTATCAATAAACGGTGACTTAAGTTATTTAAACTTAGACTGGAAGCCAGTTCCTATAATACCTAAGTTTGTAGACATCGTAGTTAACGGTATGTCAGACAAAGACTACTCGGTTAAAGCTTACTCTCAAGATCCTTACGGAGCTAGTAAAAGAACAGAGTATATGGAATCTATACTAAAAGACATGAAGCTGAAAGAGATAAAAGATTTTTCTCTAAAAGAGCTTGGTGTTAACATGTATGAAAACGATCCTCAAACATTGCCTGATAGCGTAGAAGAGTTAGGCTTGCATATGCAACTTAGTTACAAGCAAGAAGCTGAAATTGCGCAAGAGCAAGCTCTAAGCGTTTTATTAAACGGTAACAAGTTTGATTTAATTAAAAGAAGATTTTTTTACGATTTAGCTGTAATAGGTATTGGAGCTGTAAAAACTTCATTTAACACTTCCGAAGGTATAGTTTTAGATTATGTTGATCCTGCTAATCTAGTTTATTCTACTACTGACTCACCGTTTTTTGAAGATATATATTACGCTGGTGAAGTTAAAGATATACCAATAAACGAACTAGCTAAGCAGTTTCCATTTTTAACAGAAGAAGACTTAAAAGATATATCTAGCAAAAACTACAAAGCACACAAAGGTAATAACTACTCAAGAAAAAATCAAGACCAAAACATAGTTCAAGTTTTATATTTCAACTATAAAACATATATGAATAATGTTTATAAAATAAAAGAAACAGCAACAGGTTCTAACAAAGCTATTGAAAAAGATGATAGCTTTAATCCTCCTGAAAACGAGAACTTTGAAAGAGTATCAAGACAAATTGAAGTTTTATATGACGGAGCTTATATTTTAGGCGCACAAAAGCTTTTAAAATGGGAGCTTTGCAAAAACATGATTAGACCTAAAAGCGATTATACTAAAGTTAAAATGAACTACAGTATAGTTGCTCCTCGTATGTATGAAGGAAGAATAGAAAGTATAGTAAGTCGTATAACTGGTTTTGCAGATATGATACAGCTTACACATTTAAAAATACAACAAGTAATGTCTAAAATAATACCTGATGGTATTTATTTAGATGCTGACGGGCTAGCTGAAATAGACTTAGGTAACGGTACAAACTATAATCCACAAGAAGCTTTAAACATGTTCTTTCAAACGGGTTCTGTTATTGGTAGATCAATAACTCAAGACGGTGATAGAAACCCTGGTAAAGTACCAATACAAGAAATACGAAACAGTAATGGCGGTAGTAAAATGCAAGCTCTAATAGGTAACTACAACTATTATTTGCAAATGATTAGAGATACAACCGGATTAAATGAAGCTAGAGATGGTAGTACTCCTGATAAAAACTCTCTTGTTGGATTACAAAAGTTAGCAGCTCAAAACTCAAACACAGCTACAAGGCATATACTACAAGCTGGTATGTTCTTAGTGTCAGACACTTTAGAGTCTATGTCGCTTAGAATATCCGATGTGCTAGAGTTTTCACCTACTAAAGACGCGTTTATTCAAGCTATAGGCTCTCACAGTATTGCTAGTTTAGAAGAGTTAAGTCAAATGCACTTGTATGACTTTGGTATATTCTTAGAAGTAGCGCCAGACGAAGAAGAGAAGCAAAGACTTGAAAACAATATACAAATGTCTATACAGCAACAAAGTATAGATCTTGAAGACGCTATAGATATAAGGCAAATTAAAAATCTTAAGCTAGCTAATCAAGTGTTGAAGCTTAGAAGAAGAAAGAAAATGCAGGCTGCAGCCGCTGCTCAAAAAGCTAACATGCAGCAGCAAGCCCAAGCTAACGCTCAGCAACAACAAATAGCAGCACAGCTAGAGCAGCAAAAGCATGCTAGCAAAGCTCAGGCTGATATACAAATAGAACAAGCAAAAGCTGAGTTTAAATCTAAAGCTATGCAACAAGAAGTTGAGCTTAAAAAGCAATTAATGGCTTTAGAGTTTCAGTATAACACACAAGTTCAAAACATGCAAGCTGAAAATTTAAAGGGTAGAGAAAAAGAAAAAGAAGATCGCAAAGACGAAAGGACTAGAATACAGGCTTCACAGCAAAGCGAACTTATAGACCAAAGAAAATCAGGTGCAACACCTAAAAAGTTTGAGTCATCAGGTAATGATATACTCGGAAGCGGATTTGGTTTAGAGGCCTTTAGCCCTAAATAATTAACTAATTTTATATTATATTATGGAAGAAAACAACGAAAACGTTGTTGAAGAAGTTGTTGAACAAACTAATGAGACTGTTGAACAACCTCAACAAGAAGAACAAGCTGTAGACAATAGTAAATTTGATTCTGCAGAAAACGATAGCGTTATTAAAATAGATTTAGATAACGCGTTAAACCAAGAAGATGAACAACCAGAAGAAACTAACGATGCAGAAGCTGACGACACAAGAGTGGTTGGAAGCGATGAAAGTGCCGATACCGCACAGGAACTTGAAGAAGTACAGTCGGAAGAAGAAGCACAAGAACAAACCGTTGTAGAAGAAACGGAAGAAGAGCATCAACAAGAACAAAGTCTTGATGTTAGTGTTAGTGAATCTGGTGATCTACAAGTAAAAGTGCCTGGCAACTTAGAAAAGCTAGTAGACTTCATGGAAGAAACTGGTGGTAGTTTAGAGGATTTTGTTAAGCTAAACCAAGATTATTCAGAAGTAGATAATGATACTATACTAAGAGAGTATTATAGAAAAACTAAACCACATTTAAGTGGAGAAGAAATACATTTTTTAATGGAGGATCAATTCAGCTTTGATGAAGAGGTTGATGAAGATCGAGATATTAAAAGAAAAAAATTAGCGTTAAAAGAGCAGGTTGCGAACGCTAGAGCCTATTTAGACGGGCAAAAGTCTAAGTATTATGAAGAGATTAAAAATGGCTCTAAGTTGACTGAAGATCAGCAAAAAGCTATTAATTTTTTCAACGATTACAACTCTAAGTCTGAACAGGCTAAAGTTCTAAACGAAAAACAAAAATCTGCGTTTAAAGAAAAAACTGATCAAGTTTTTAACGACAAGTTCAAAGGTTTTGAATATAGTGTCGGTGATAAAAAATACAGATTTAAAGTTAGTGATGTTAATGCTGTTAAGCAAAATCAAGGTGACATTAATAATTTTCTTGGAAAGTTTCTGAGTAAAGATGGCACAATAGATAATGCTGCGAGTTATCACAAGTCTTTATTTACAGCTATGAACGCTGATGCTATTGCTAAACATTTTTATGAGCAAGGTAAAGCTGATGCTGTAAGAGACAGTGTTAATAAAGCAAAAAACATTAATATGGAGCCAAGATCTACTCATAAAGAGTTTGGTGATGGTGAAATTAAGTTTAGAGTACTAGGCGATGATAGTTCAGATTTTAAGTTTAAAATTAAAAAAAAGTAAATAACATTTAAAATTTAGGAATTATGTCACAATTATCATTCGGTCCTAATTTGAACAGTGTACCTGCACCACAGCGTCAGGCATTAGCTTCAAATTACTTGGACTTTACAGGCGGCGCTAATGACTGGGCGCAGCAATATTTACCAGACCTAATGGAAAAAGAAGCTGAAGTATTTGGTCCTCGTACCATTTCTGGTTTCTTATCTCAAATAGGTGCTGAAGAGTCTATGACATCTGATCAAGTTGTTTGGTCTGAGCAAGGTAGACTACACTTATCATACACTGGTCGAGTAACTAGTAATGCTGGTGGTGCTAACATCGGTACAGGTGCTACATCTCAGATTACTTTACAAAACGACATCGATGGCAATGCTGTTGGTGCTGGTACTGTTGATCACGGTGTTAGAGTTAACGATACTATTATCGTTGCTAACGCTAACGGTGTTTTCAAATGTTTAGTTACGTTAGTAGCAAACAACGTTATTGATGTAGCTGATTATTCAGCCGCTAACTTAGCTGCTACAGGAGCTGCTGATGACACAACTATATTAGTTTATGGTTCTGAATTTAGCAAAGGTCAGTCTTACCACGTAGGTACTACTGGTGCTGCTACTGACTCAAGAGGCGCTAATGAGCCAGACTTCAAAACTTTCAATAACAAGCCAATAATCATGAAAGACTACTACGAAGTATCAGGATCTGATACATCTCGTATTGGTTGGGTAGAAGTTGCTTCTGAAGCAGGAGCTAACGGTTACTTGTGGTACTTGAAAGCTGAAGCTGACACAAGAGCTCGTTTTACTGACTACGTAGAAATGGCAATGTTAGAATCTGAGTTTAATGCTGCTGCTTCACTTGCTGATGGATCAAATCTTTTACCTGGTTCAGTTGCTGGTGCAAGTCAAGTAGGTACTGAAGGTTTATTCGCTGCTTTAGAAAGTAGAGGTAATATCACTGCTGGTATTGACGGTGTTAACCCTGCTACTGACTTAAACGAGTTTGACGCTATCTTAGCTGAATTTGACAAGCAAGGTGCTATTGAAGAAAACATGATTTTCTGTAACAGAGGAGTATCTCTTGCTATCGATGACATGTTAGCTTCTATGAACGGTTACTATGTTGGTGGTACATCTTACGGAGTATTTGATAACTCTGAAGATATGGCTCTTAACTTAGGCTTTTCTGGTTTCCGTAGAGGATCTTATGACTTCTATAAGTCTGACTTCCGTTACTTAAACGACAAAGCTACTAGAGGTAGTATTAACACTGCTGCTGGAGCTAGCGCTATCAGAGGTATATTTATCCCTGCTGGTACGTCAACTGTTTATGATCAACAATTAGGAACAAACATTAAGCGTCCGTTTTTACACGTACGTTACCGTGCTTCTCAAACTGATGATCGTAGATTTAAGACTTGGGTTACTGGATCTGTTGGAGCTGCTACAGCTGCGTTAGATGCAATGCAAGTTCACTTCTTAACTGAAAGATGTTTAGTAGTACAAGGTGCTAACAACTTCGTGTTGATGAAGTAAATCAATTTAGTCGAGGGCTAACGCCCTCGGCTTTTTTTAATTTTTATTATATTATATTATGGCAAAGAAAAAAAATGCAGTAGAAACTGCACCAGAGGTTGAAGTAGCTCAACCAGAAATAAAAGCTACAAATAAAATGACTCAAGTTAAAATTAAGCCTGAGTCAAAAGAACCTAAGTGGGAAATAAAAGATAGAATTTATTATTTAAAAGGTAATAAAAAACCTTTAACAAGATCAATAAAATCTTCTGGCATTTACTGGTTTGATGAAGAAAAAGGTTACGAAAGAGAAGTAAAATATTGCGAAAACCAAAGAACTGTTTTTGTCGACGAAATGCAAGGTGACCAACGTATGGCTCACATTATTTTTAGAAGCGGATCTTTATATGTTCCTAAAGAAAAAACAGTTTTGCAGAAGTTATTATCTTTGTACCACCCACACAAACAAAGTCTTTATTACGAACACAAACCTATTGAAAACGCTAAAAATGAGCTTGATATTCTAGAGATGGAAATAGAAGCTTTAGATTTAGCAAGATCTATAGACATTGATTTAGCTGAAGCTATAATGAGAGCAGAAGTTGGCTCTAGAGTTAACGAGTTAAGTTCTAAGGAGCTTAAAAGAGATTTATTGCTATTTGCTCGTAAAAATCCTAGTTTGTTCTTAGATTTAGCTACTGACGAAAACGTTCAGCTTAGAAACTTTGGTATTAGAGCTGTAGAGCTTGGTATAGTAAAGCTTTCGCAAGATCAACGTACATTTAATTGGGGCTCTAACGATAGAAAGCTTATGACAGTTCCTTTCGACGAGCATCCTTATTCAGCTTTAGCTCAATGGTTTAAAACTGATGAAGGCATGGAGGTTTACTCCAACATAGAAAAGCGCTTAAACGCGTAATCATTTATAGAAGAGTAACCACTCTTCGGGGTGGTTACTTAACTATAAAAAATATAACATGCCGATAAATATTAACTCAGTATATCAGAAGGTATTAGATATTGCTAACAAAGAGCAAAGAGGATATATAACTCCTACAGAATTTAATAGTTTTGCTGATCAAGCTCAAATGGAAATATTTGACACCTACTTCTATTCTTCAGAAGCGTATGGTAGAGCAAGGCCTAACGATACTGAACATTCAGACAGGCACGATATTATCCAAGAGAAAATAGAGTATTTTGAAAAAGAAATATACGGTGCTGAAATAGCTTTTCAACCAGACGATTTCAGAAGGTATCAAATGTATACTCCTACTGATTTTTATAAAATGCAAACGGTTTTAGTTGCTGAGTCTGATACTAATGAGTTTTCGCCTGAACAATTTTTACAAGGTGAAGATACTGGTATTAACGGTGACTTAGCAAGTCAAGGTTTGCCTAACGAATA